CTTCTTTGGCCTCAGCGAGCTGAGACTCCCAAGCTTCCGTAATGGCTTGTTGAGTGTCTTCGTTAATAATACCGCTATCAACTAATGGCTTGATGGCATTTAACATATACATCTCCTATTTTATCTTCAGTTCTTTAATGAGGCGAACTACTTCCTCTTTTAGATACTTTTGGACCTTTGCGTTAGCACTGGCTTCGCCTGCCATTCCCAAGACCTTATGTCCGTGTTTCATATTCATTAAGCCTTCATAAATGGCTTTAGGATACGCATTTGGGGCACTTGGCTGTGCTACTACGTCTACAGTAATGATCTCAAAGTCACTTACGTGGCCGTTAGCTTCATTGACGTTACCGCTTCCGCGGCTGGAAACACCTAACTTCACTCCTGACTCTAACATAGTCTTCACTAAGTTACCCATCGGGGTTGGAAGAATCTTTAATGTGCCAAATCCATTTGGCCCATCCATCCACATATCTGTAATCATGTGGGATACTCGATCTAAGTTAATCTTTAAGTCATCCGGGTGATCCACTTCGCCAAGAACGCTATAACCACCCTTCACTTGTTCCATGATAGTGGATACTGCCTTGCCGATTTCATGAACGGGATAAACACGTTGATTCGCGTTCTTTACCCCGCCTTGAATGAATATACCCTTCATCTTAAGGGACTTACCACCCTTTGTGTCGTCCTCAGTAAGGACTTCCATGCGAGCATGGTCGAATGTTAAGTCTTCTTTAAGATAGCGTGACATTATAGACATGTTCCTTAAAACCCTGGCTTGCCACCTGGATTAAAGCTCTTCTTAACGACTGGAACTGAATCTTTAGTAGTTTGGCCTTCTTGTTCACGTTTAACTGTGCGCTTGTCTTTGTAACCCTTGGTGTTTGCGCCAGGACTGTTTTCATACTTGTCTTGGCCCATCTTCTTCTCACCCTTGGTGTATGCAGTGCTTGGCTTCTTAGGACCTGTATTGCTGTCACGATCAGAAGCTGCGCTGCCTTGAGCGATATTCTTGGACGTTCCGCCCATATCGTTCTTACCAGAGATTACATTTGACTTGCTGTTGATTGGGGACTTTGTACCACCTGATCCAACTGCATCACCTTCTGATGCGCCGTTTGGCCAGTTTTGACCAACCTTCTCAACATACTCACGCATTAAGTCTGCTGGGGACTTTGATTGACGTGCTTTGTTTTCCATCGTCTTACTGTTGCCTGTTTGACCACCATAGACTGATGCTTCACCGAACTTGTTTTCTCCGTCGCCTTCAGCTTCGTCGCCGAGTTCGTCTTGTCCTACACCTTCTTCGTCATCACCGTCGAAGTCACTAACTTCTTCTTCGTCGCCGCCAAATTCATCACCGCCTTCTTCGCCGCCGAAATCTTCTTCGCCGCCGAGGTCAGCTTCACCTTCTTCACCGGCCATGAGTTCGTCAAATTCTGCTTTGAGTTCATCAATAGCATCTTCTAAATCCATAACACGGGTTTCCATATCACCCTCGTCGCCTTCAGCACCGAGATCTTCTTCGCCGCCGAATTCATCACCGCCGAATTCGTCGCCTACTTCTTCTTCGCTACCAAACTCGTCAGCGCCGCTGTCAAGATCATCACCTAGTTCGTCTTCAGCTTCGCCGAATTCGTCACCATCAATTTCATCATGACTTGCTTCTAATTCATTCGTTAAACGCTCACCGCCCATTTCTGCGTCTTGTAAACCTTCGTAAATGTCGCGGCTTTTCTCAACAACGATTTGATGAAATAAAGCCTTAGCTTTAGCTTGATCTTCGTTGATGATGTACTCAATAAGTTTTTCAAATTTGTTCATATCTAGACACTCCTATAGTGTGTGGCTGTGTAAAGATATTTAACCAGATGGAGGGAAAAGGCAGTTATAACGCTGCTTTTTGCCCTGATTTTTTAGATAACTACAATTTGGACTACATTCCACCTTCAGCTGGTGCAGGTTTATACATTACCGAAAGTTTCTTAATCTTATTTTCGTGCTCAATTTTTCTAATATCATTCATCTTTCTTAGCTTGTTTAACTGCCCTAACGTCAATCTAGTCTTGCGTAAGTCAGCCAGAGAAAGAATACTTTGGTCATCTTTCTCAGTAGCGTAACCCTTCGGGGTTGGTTCAATGGTATCGTTTGCCTCAAGCAAAAAGTCAGTTATTAGCATATAAGTATTTACCGTTTTTTTAATTTTTACATGCCGCCAGCTGGACCAGCAGCAGGAGGTGCTCCGCCGCCAGCTGCTCCAGCACCTGCCATTGCTCCTGCATCTGGTGCTGCGCCATCACCTTCCATACCTTCCTCAGGCATCGGTGCTACGTTTTCCATATCAGTTGAAATACCGCCTGCTGAGACGCCTACACTACGGAGGTTAGCGTCACCTGGTTTAGCGAGATCAGCTTCAACGTGCTCCTCTGCCCACATTTCTTCGTTCTCTTGCATTTCTTCTTCGCTGAGACCTAAGTATCGTGTCATTAAGAAACGCTTTGAAAAGTACGGCATTTGTTCTAGCTGTGCAAATGTACCAATACGGGCAGTATCTACATCAACCTGGCGATACTTGGTAAAATTCTGCGGTTCGTTAAACTCTAGGTTGAACACGCTGTTATCAATGTTAATACCGCGGAAGCGTAAAAACATTTTAAACTCCCTGTCTAATGTTGTTGCCATTAAACTTTGCAGACGTTTACAGTATTCATTAAATCTCCAATCCTGAATCATTGCCGTTGTTGATTTGCCATCAGAATAACTATTTGGTGCTTCTTCTTGTGAGGTTGGCAAGTAACTGCTTGGGATTCGTAATCCGCGAAACATTTTGTTTGTAAAGAATCGTAAGTCTGTAATCTCACCTAGGTTTTGACCACCAGCTAATGTTTCAACGCTAGATCCACGTCCACCTTCAGTCTGTGGGAAGAAAAAGTCTTCGTTCATTGATAATGGATTGTATGTTGCATCCATCATATTTTGTCCACCGCCTGATTGCGTTGGTATGCGGCGTTGATGCACTTCATTCTTAACCCGTTCAACGAACGCCATAGCTAAGTGAGTTGGCATATTTCCAACGTCAATCTTAAAGATACGTCGCTCTGGGGCTCGTTGTATGCGGTAGATAATAATAGCATCTTCAAGCAGTTCTTTTTGCTTAAACACTTTGAAAATTGTTTCTAGCACTGACGTACCGAACGGCCAGGCTATATCAAGACCTTCTGTCAGACTGATATGGACTACATGTTCTGCATCAATGACTGACTCATTTTTTGCGTTGCTGAAGCGTGATCCTCCAACTGCACCAGCTACTGCTGGCGTGTAGCTTCCAGCTGGCCCACCAATCTGTGGGTGGTTCATATAGGTATCAGAGGTTGTTACGGCGGTAACCGTCAAGTTTTGTAGATTTGGATTCAGCTCTTTAACCACATACTGCTCTGGCTTTTTGCCGTCTGATTCATTGACGATAACTTTTGTAACCTTAGACATTTCAGTCCAAAGCAGTTTAAATGTTTCAGGATCACGAAGAAATACCTGATCCCCATATTTGATCGTATTACGGAATACCTTGAACATACGCTTATCAAACTCGTTGAGTCTACACCATTGCTGTAGCTGCTCTTTTACGATTTTGATTTCGTTATCTGTTGGTTTTTCGTTAAACTTAACGTCAAACGCTGTACCATTTTCTATATTCTTTTGCGTTGAGAACTCCGCAAGGATATCTAGAGCGGCATTTACTTCGCTGTCAGCATCCATTTGCTCGTACTGATTATATCGTTCAATACGATTCGGGTGACCAATATAGACGTCAGGTAAGTGGCTTTGGTAGTTCTTGAAGCCAAAAGCACCAGACACGTCTGACTTATTTTGTCCGCCACTACCTAATGGGCTTATGTTACCACCGATGTTTGCTACTTTGAAGTGCTTTTTCCACGACATATTTGTTCTCAATAATGTAGTATTTATAGATTTTACGTTGATGCACGGAATAAATCACGTGATATGTTCTTGTGATCGTTTGCTATCTCTAATAGATTACGCTGCTGCACTGCTGATTCCTCAAATACGGCAAGTTGAGCTGTTAAACTTTGATTGATAGTTGCGAGTTGATCAACGACACGGTTCGTTGATATAATATTGGTTTTATCATCAGATTCTGAACTATCTAGTTTCATACCTTCTAATAGAGTTTTTAAGCTTTCAATGGCTGCGATAAGTTCAACTGTTGAATCTTCTTTCTCCGTATTATTGATCTCGGATAAAATTCCCCTAAGTTGACTAGTAAAGGACTCAGCAAAATCTAGCTGATGTGAATCGGTGGCATTAGCTAGATTTTTTGTAGTACCAAAAAGATTATCAAACATGGCTGGCATTCCACCCATGTATGTCGTAAATACGTTTGAAACTGTACTCGAAACACTATCTGAAATATTCTTAGTTTCTGATATTTGCTCTTGCTTTTTATCAATGGTGAATACAGAGGTAAGGGTATCAGTTAACTTTCCAAAAGGTAGTTTAGCAATTAATCCTAGTGGGCCAGTTAGTGTAGTTAATACGTCCTTGAACCCCTGTGAAGTTAACCCTTCTGATACGGATGGTTGAAATTTTTCAATTGGCCTCTCATTCAATTCCCGTATCAAAGCTTCACTATCTTTAGCAAATGATATCTCAGGTATTTTCATTAACTTGAACGTGTCGAATGATTCTTTGCTACTTTGACTTAGATCTAACCCAAAAGACTTAACTGATG